TGAGACCTTGTCTCTGATTAAACCTATTCTGGACAGGGAAGCCTCGGTGGCTGCTAGTGCTGAACTGGCGGCGATGGGCGCACGCGAACTGGCCCCGGATAATGTCACTGCAGAAATAGCAGCCGCGATTGCCGGTGGGGCGGGGTACAACACCTTGGAAAACATCATGGGTGGCGTCTCAAGAGGGCCGACTACCAGCAGCATGGCCGCCGACGACCTTGCTGCGTTGACGGCTCAGGCTCCGACAGAAGCAGCCCCAAGCACACCTGAGCCTAATATCCAAAAACTTATTTCTCAGGTTCCGTCTTATCACATGGAAGACTGGACACAAAACGCGGGCCTCCCACAGGAGGTTGTTGCCAAGTATTGGAAACTGGGTGATGCGCAGCGAGACGTACCCGAACGGGCAATGGTGCAGGCACAGAGAGTATTGGGGGGTGGCGTTTTATTTCCAACAATCGAGCACGTTGGGGATCTAACAAACAGAATGACTCCAAAACATTCACTGGGATTCGCTTACGAAGAAACATTGGGTAAAGCCAAAAGGTATCTTTCCAGCTTAAAAAGCGGGTACGGGTTTAGAAGGGAGCATGAAGAAAACTTAAAAAGTAACGCTGCGTATGACAAGGTTCCGTATGAAGAACATAAAGCCAAGGTTGATGCAGCATTATTAAACTATGCCGACGCTCACCGAGCGCTTACCGTATACAACCCTCTACAACGACTAGCGCGAGATACTTCGGTTGCTCTTGGTGAACAACGCTTTGAGGATGCAGGCAACCTGCTTGACGAGTTTGTTACCCGGATTCCAACCAAAAAAGCGTTTGTGGAGGAGATGAAAAAGTTTGAAATCGCGCCAAAAGCCGCCGACGACCTTGCTGCGTTAACGGCTAGGGCTCCGACAGACACGCCGGAGTTTAAGAATTTTTTTGGTGAGAGCAAAGTGGTTAACGAAAGCGGACAACCGCTGCGGGTATATCACGGCACTGGCGAAGATATTTCAAAGTTTAAACTTAGCAAGGAAGGGGCATTGGGTTCGGGTATCTACACGACCCCAGATCCTACCTTTGCAGGTGAATATGCAAAAAATACTGGGGCAAATATAGTTCCGGTTTACGTATCTTTGAAAAACCCTTTAATTTTGGGAACAAACTCTACAGGCTATTCGGACCCCATGACGGAGGCTTTGACAAAATTGGGATTAGCCCCTAACAAAGCGGAACAGTTTGTTGAAAAAGCATACGAGGAAAGGGGATACATTGGAAAGCAAGTTCAGTCACGTGCCACTGCGCAAGGGTACGACGGGATAATGCAATACCAAAACGGTAAGTTAACGGAAGTGCTTGCCTTTCGCCCAGAGCAGGTCAAATCCGCCATAGGCAACGAAGGCACTTTTGACCCGACCAACCCTATGATTACTAAAGCCCAAGGCGGCTACATCACCAAAAAAACCAAGGGTGCATAACCATAACGTGTGTACAATAGCCCCACACCTATACAAGGGACCTAGAAATGCCCATTGATAAAGTATCGAACCTCATGCCCGCCTCCGACATGCTGGACATGTTGGGGGATTCGCCTGACATCGAGATCATCCTTGAGGATGACGGCAGCGCCATCATCGAGTTGGGTGAGGAGGAGGATGACGAGGTTGGGTTCTACGGCAACCTTGCGGAGGTTATTGATACGAACGACCTCGGGTCCATATCCATTGACCTGATGGCGTTGTTCGAAGCAGACAAGTCCAGCCGCTCTGACTGGGAGCAGATGTACTCGAAGGGCCTTGAGCTGCTGGGCCTGAAGATCGAAGAGCGCACCAAACCTTTCCGGGGCGCGGCAGGGGCAGTACACCCCATGCTGACAGAGGCGATTGTGCAGTTCCAAGCGCAGGCGTTTAAGGAGCTGATGCCAGCCGGTGGACCCGTGCGGACCCAGACTGTGGGCAAAGAGACGATGGACAAGGTCCAACAAGCCTCTCGCGTACAGGACTTCATGAATTATCAGATCACGACGGTGATGAAGGAGTACACACCGGAGTTCGATCAACTGCTTTTTTACACCGGCTACGGCGGCTCGACCTTCAAGAAGGTCTACTACGACGCGCAGGTAGGCCGAATGGTCAGCAGACTGGTGCTGCCTGACGACATGTACATCCCCTACAACGGCTCAAGCGTTATTTCCGAGTGCCCGCGCCTGACTCACCGCATTTCGATGGACTCTAACGAGTTCAGAAAGCGTGTGGTAGCCGGTGAATATCTGGACGTTGACGTAGAAGCCGAGATGTCACCCACTGACGCAAGTCAGATCCAGTATTCCATTGATAAAGCCACAGGCGTTGTGCAAACCGGCGCACCCGAAGAGATCTTCCTGCTGGAATTTCAGGTGGCGTTGGATATTCCCGGCTTTGAAGACATGGATGAGGACGATGAACCCACGGGTATTCGCCTTCCTTACGTGGTCACGCTGGATGAGACCAGCTCGCGGGTCGTCGGAGTACGCCGAAACTGGGTAGAAGGCGACGAATTAAAGTGCCGCCGCGAATATTTCGTGCATTACGTGGGGACTTTCCAAGACCGCCACCAGCGCATTACGTCAATTGTTGGACGCAGGCACCCTGTCTAACCTCCCGGCAGGCTTTAAAGCCAAGGGTGCAAGGATTGCGGACGACGATAGCCCGATCCAACCGGGCGAATGGCGTGATATTGACGCGGGTGGAGCAGAACTGACGGCATCATTGCTGCCGTTACCCTACAAAGAGCCCTCCCAGACCCTGTTTCAGCTACTCGGGTTCACGGTTGAGGCCGGAAAACGTCTTGCCAGCACGGCAGACATGCAGGTAGGGGACGGAAATCAGCAGGCGGCGGTCGGAACGACGATTGCCCTGCTTGAGCGTGGCTCGATGGTGATGTCGGCCATCCACAAGCGCCTGTATTACGCCCAGACCCAAGAGTTTGAGATGCTGGCCAAGGGCTTTGGCGAGTATCTGCCGGACGAATACCCGTATGACGTGCCCGGTGCAAGTCGCAAAATCAAGAAAGCCGACTTTAACAACATGGTTGCCGTGTTGCCGGTGGCCGATCCGAACATTTTCTCTGCCGCCCAACGCATTACCTTGGCCCAGACCCAGTTGCAGCTGGCGCAGAGTGCGCCGCAGATGCACAACATGTACGAGGCGTACTATCGGGTGTATGCAGCACTGAATGTGCGCGACATTGACGGTATTTTGCGTGCTCAGAGCAACCAGCTGCCAAAAGACCCTGCCACCGAGAACGCCGACGTGATGGAAGGGATGGAGCTGAAGGCATTTGCAGGGCAGCAGCACGACGCGCACATCGCGTCGCACCTGATGATGGGGCTTTCCCCGTTAATGCAGGCAAACGCTGCCGGTGGCGTGCTTTTGTACAAGCACCTCATGCAGCACCTGCGTTTGAAAGCCGAAGAGGACGCGGAAGCGGAGTTGTTTATGACTTACGGAGCAGATCCAGACGCGATGGTGTCAGACCTGCAGCGTGAGGGTCTGGTATCGATAAAGATTGCGGAATACATGCAGGCAATGCGTGCGTTGCAGGAGCAGTTAGCCAATCCCGGTGGCGGTGAGCAAGATCCGATAGTGGCGTTGAAGGCGCAGGAGCTACAGCAGCGGGCAGCGAACGATCAAGCCAATATCCAGCTCAAGCAGCAGGGTTTGCAGATCGATCAGGCCAAAGTGGCGCAGAACCAGCAGGCCAATCAGGAAAGGATTGCGTCCCAGCAGAAGATCGCGCAAATGCGTACCGGCGTAGCGCTAGAACGCATTAATAAACCGCGTAACGGAGGGTAAGATGCCGCTTAAAAAGGGTTCTAGTGCCAAGACCGTCAGCCGAAACATTGGTGAACTGATGGGTGCCTTTAAAGACAAGGGTAAGATCGGCGAGAGCAGGCCCAAGAGCAAGGGTAAAGCTCAGAAGCAAGCTGTGGCTATCGCACTGTCGCTTTCAGGCAAGTCGAACAAGATGCGAGACGGTGGCAAGGTGATAAGCACGCCCAAAGGCGTTCAAGGCCCTGCGCGTACCGTTAAAAAGCGTGACGGAAATATACCAGTAAAGATATACTAAAGTCGTTTTTAGCCTCCAGACAGTGGCCTAACTGTCTGCTATTTCATGGAAATTACCATGCTTGAATTTGCAGAAAAAGTACTGCGAGAGCTTAGGAAATTACAACAGGACTCGGAAGCGATTGTGCTTAACGGCACTATTGCTGACATGGAGCGTTACCGCTTCATGATGGGTCGTCTGGAAGGCATAAAATTAGTAGAAGAACTTATAAAGCATGAGCTGAGTAAGAGGTCTACGGATGATTTTTAACCACCAGAGGACGTGTAATGGAACAACCTAAGTTGACCGCACTTGAAGAAAAGCGCAGGGATAAAATAGCAAATACCCCTCCCACGCTTGATGATGCTTACGACGAAGACGGAAACGTGGACATTACTAATATCCACGCGGACGTACTTGATAGAGTCCCCTGCCCTACTGGCTGGCGCATCGCCATTCTCCCCTACCGAGGTGCTAAAACCTCCAAAGGCGGCATCCTGCTTTCCGAAGAAACCCAAAAGCGCACACAGTTGGCGACCAACTGCGGCTATGTGTTGCGTGTGGGCGATCTGGCTTACTCCGATGAGACCAAGTTCCCAGCAGGACCTTGGTGTCAGGTAGGCGATTGGATCATTTTTGGTAGGTACGCAGGTTCCCGTATTCAGATCGATGGGGGCGAAATCCGGTTGTTAAACGATGACGAAGTCTTGGGGATAATCAGCGACCCTAAAGACGTTCTGCACATGTAAAGGGGAAAACTATGAGTGGCGAAGACTTAGATTTTAAAATTGGGGAAGACGAAGACCCCGCAACGGTTGAGATGGACGACAATGGTGAGAACGCCGTTGTAACCGACAAAGAAGAAGCGCCTTTGGTGGAGACATCGCCTGTCAAAAAAGATGAGCTTGACCAGTACGGCGATAAGGTCCAGAAGCGCATTGATAAACTGACGGGCCGTCTGCGTGAGACCCAACGCCGAGAAGAAGCGGCTATCGAGTATGCGCGTAACCTGCAGCAACGGGCGGACGAGCTGGAGCAGCGATTCCAGCGCACGGATGCGGACCGGCTGATTGAGGCCAAGGGCCGCATCGATACGCAGATGATTACGCTCAAGCAGATCATCAAGAAGGCGCGGGAAGAGTACGACATCGACACAGAGACGGAGGCGCAGCAGCGTCTTACCTCCATGATGATGGACCAGCAGCGCGTAAGCGATGCCACGGAGTACCGCCAGCAAGCGCTGTCTAGGCAGCAGCAGGCATACCAGCCGCAGACACAGCAACAGCAGCCCGTTGCGCCCAAGGCCCCGGTAGATCTACAGGCCGAGGCTTGGGCCGAAAACAATCCGTGGTTTGGCACTAACCCGGTAATGACAGGGGCCGTCAGGGGCATACACCTTGACTTAATACAAAAAGAAGGATTTGACCCCCAGTCAGAAGAGTACTATGATGAAATTGACCGTAGAATGCGTACCATTTTTCCAAAGGAAACTAGGCCGCATACTACAAACCAAGACAACAGAAACGCCCGTCCCGTGCAGACGGTCGCCCCTGCAACCCGCTCGTCGGGAGTAAACAATTCTGCACGCCGGACGGTTAAACTGAGCGCAAGCCAAGTTGCAATCGCAAAAAGACTGGGTGTTCCTCTTGAGGAATACGCTAAATACGTAAAGGAGTAATGACATGACTGACGCACCAGAAGTCCCAAGATTAAATCGTAGTCCTCGCACGGCGGAAACCCGTGAAGTCACTGCGCGGCGCAAAGCATGGGCACCTCCCTCACGGTTAGACGCACCTCCTGCTCCTGCTGGATATAGGAACCGTTGGATACGGGCTGAGGCCGGTGGAATGGATGATCGCATGAACGTCTCAGCAAAGATCCGTGAAGGGTATGAGCTGGTACGAGCAGACGAGCACCCAGACTTTAGTGGGCAAAGCCCTGAAGAAGGCAGAAACACTGGTGTTATCAGCGTTGGTAGCCTCTTGCTGGCGAGAATCCCAGATGAAACAGCCGAGGAGCGTCGTAAATATTATTCAGAGCGCACCCAAGACCAATTAAAGGCTGTCGATAACGACCTGTTGAAGACGAATGCACACTCGTCGATGAAGATTAACAGGCCGGAAAGACAGTCACGTGTAAGCATTGGTGGGCAAGACTCCTCCAAATAACTCACTTAAAGGACATATAGCATGGCTAACGTAAACAGTCCCTATGGCCTCCGGGCGCTAGGAAACCTGTCCGCCACTGGCGCACAGAAGCAGTACGCTTATACCATTGACGACAACCAAGCTGGCGCAATTTTCCAAGGTGACTTGGTTACTCTTGTTGGCGGTTTTCTCGTTAAATTTGCACCCGGTACACACGTCTCAGCAGTTGGCGTGTTTAACGGTTGCTTTTATAACGACCCGACCACTCAGAAACCTACTTGGAAGAACTTCTATCCGGGCAGCATCAACATTACATCAGGTACTATTAGTGCCTCTGTGTTGGATGACCCGAGCCAGTTGTTTACCATTCAAGTAAACGGCACCATGACTCGAGCGGCGATAGGCAATAACGCAGATGTTACGGGTTCTACTACGGGCAGTACTGTTACAGGTGTCTCCAACATGACCCTTGACTTTGCTACTCAAGCGACCACGGCAGCGCTTAATCTTAAAATTGTAGGTCTGTACGACCTGCCAAACAACGAGCTGGGTGCAAATGCCCAAGTGGTTGTTAAGATTAACGAGCATCGCTATGGCAGCGCTGGTGTTGCAAGTACTTAATTTAACCCTTAAAGGAGCCTAATAATCATGGCAATTTCACGCGCACAACTAGTAAAAGAGCTTGAACCGGGCCTGAATGCCCTGTTTGGTTTGGAATATAAGAACTACCAAAATGAGCATGCCGAGATCTACGAGATTGAGTCTTCTGACCGTGCCTTTGAAGAAGAAGTCATGCTCTCTGGATTTGGCGAAGCTCCGGTTAAGTATGAAGGCGCTGGTGTGTCTTATGACTCGGCGCAAGAGACTTATACTTCTCGCTACACCCATGAGACTATCGCGCTGGCCTTCAGTCTGACCGAAGAAGCCATCGAAGATAACTTGTACGACAAGCTGGCAGGCCGTTATACCAAGGCTCTGGCTCGTTCTATGGCGACTACCAAGCAGGTGAAAGCTGCTGCCATTCTTAATGGCGCATTTACAACCTCCCTTGGCGGCGACGGCGTAGCGCTTTGCGCGACGGATCACCCTACATTGTCGGCTAACGTCGCCAATGAGCTGGCAACCCCTGCCGATCTTTCTGAAACTTCACTGGAACAAGCATTGATCGACATTGCTGCGTTCACAGATGAACGCGGATTGAAGATTGCAGTGCAAGGTCTGAAGCTGGTGATCCCAAAAGAACTGCAGTTCACGGCTGACCGTATCTTGAAGTCTACTCTGCGGGTTGGTACAGCAGATAACGACATCAACGCGATCAAAAACATGGGCATGGTGCCACAGGGTTACACTGTAAACCATTACCTGACTGACCCTGATGCCTTCTTCATTCTGACAGACAGTCCGAATGGCATGAAGATGTTCAATCGTGTGTCTATCAAGACTGGTTTTGAAGGCGACTTTGATACTGGTAACGTTAGATACAAGGCGAGAGAGCGGTACAGCTTCGGATTTTCTGATTTCCGTGGCATTTTCGGATCTCCCGGTACTCCGTAATATCGTTGCGTTACAGGTGTGAAAAAAGGGGGCTTCGGCCCTCTTTTTTATGAGCAGAGCAAAAGTTTCGGTTATGGACAGTGTAAGAATAAACTGATATAAAGGTGTTATCCGGGAAAACCCGCGTATCTGACAGCCCCGGCTGACGACTTTGCAGACAGGTACGCATAAACTCGCAAAGTGAGGAATTTCTAATGGCTTCTACTACCTTTTCCGGTCCCGTTACCTCTACCAATGGCTTTATTGGTGACTTAACCGGCAACATAACCGGCAACGTAACCGGCAACATTGCTGGGACAGGCCGCATCACCCATGCCACAACCTCCGCAATTAACGCTACAGCAACTGCCACGGCAGCGGAAGTAGCAACCGGCTATATCACTTCTACTTCAGCCTCAGCTACTGCAATCACTCTGCCTACAGGCACGTTGTTGGGCGCAGCTCTTGGTGCGGTTCGAGGCACAGTCTTTGACCTCTACGTTGACAACACTGCCGGTGCCAGCACTGTGACTATGGTTGTTGCAGTTAACGGTATTTTGTCTAGCGGCGCGGCTGACACTCCCGGTAGCTTTGGTGACCTGACTGTTGCTTCTGGCGCAACGGGTATTGGCCGTTTCACCCTTATGTTCTCAAGCGCAACGGCTTACGTGTTCACGCGCACCGCTTAATAGGAGTGTGTTATGTCAACCTTGATGATTAGTGCCACCACTGCCTCTACAGGCAGTGCGTTTCAAATTCGTTCTACGAGTGACTTGTATGCCAACCGCAGCTTTCAGGCGGTGGGGGTCATGGCCTCGTCTACGGGAACAGCAACCGTAATTATTGAGGTTAGCAACGACGGCACTAACTACGTAACGCTAGGGACCATCACCTTGGCGCTAACGACAGCCCCGTCCTCGGATCTGTTTTTTGCGTATACCGTGTACGAGTTCTACCGGGCACGGGTCTCACAGGTCACGACAAATGGCACCGTCACTGTTTACATGAAGGCATAACCTATGACAGTCATAATTAATAATGCGGTAGCGGGCCTGTCTGATAGCGACCATACGGTAAAAACTGGCGCGAAAGTAATGGTGAATGACGACACTCTGTTCACTGTTACGGGCAGTATCCAAATTCTTAGCCTTGTGTCGGAGTGCGTAACAGCCAATAACGCTACG